GACCTTAACAGCCGCTCGCAATGGGTGGAAAGCATGATGAAATGGGGCATTCTTAACCGCGATGAGGTACGCGCAAAAGAAGGCTACAACCCAATTACAGACGGCACAGGACAGGAATATTACGTACCGATGAACATGACCAACCCGGCGCAAAATCAACAACCTGATACCAATGCCGTATAACGACTACCCACAGGCAGCAACGAACAACGCCAAACGCGCTATCAAGCACCGGGAGGACAATGGTAGCGATTGCGGCACATCGGTAGGGTGGGAGACGGCGCGTATCCTGGCAAACCGGGAGACGATAAGCCACGACCGGACAGTAAGGGCTTATTCTTTCCTTAGCCGGGCAAAGGTCTACGACCAGGGAAGGTATTTTGACGATGACGGTAACGAGATATGCGGTTCGATTATGTACGATGCCTGGGGTGGCGATGCGATGCTGACCTGGGCAAAAAGAAAATATGACGAAATGGAAAACAAAAACCATAGCACCGAAAAGGAGGTGCGCATGTTTGCTTCCGATATGCAGTTAGGCGACAGTAACACCGCATACGGATACGCAGCACTTTTCAATAGCACAACCGACCTGGGTAGTTTTGACGAAATGATAGAGCCGGGCGCGTTCGACGGTACCGATATGGCCGATGTACGGGCATTGTTCAACCATGACCCCAATATGCTCTTAGCCCGTACATCTTCAGGTACGCTAAAGCTTACGGTGGATGAAAAAGGGCTGCGCTACGAGTTCGACATCCCGGATACAACGGCGGGGCGCGATCTGAAAGAACTGCTGGCACGTGGCGATATATCGCAATCCTCTTTTGGGTTTACCATCGACAAAGAGGACTGGGAAGAGCGCATGGGCACAAAGCCAAAGCGAAAAATCAAGAAGGTAAAACGCCTTTTCGATGTTTCACCCGTTACTTTCCCAGCGTACACTGATACCACCGTGGCACTCCGCTCGCTGGACGCCATGAAAGAAATACAGGGCGAAGAAGCCCCGAAAGATACCCCTCTGCGCGACCAAGCGGAGGTTTTTCTAATCTAAACTTTTCATTAAGATGAAAACAGCAACCGAATTACGGCACGAATACATGCAGATTCGCGAACAAATGCGCGAACTCGTGACCCGTGCCAAAGCAGAGGGGCGCGACCTATCCGGCGAAGAAAACGCCCAATTTATGCGGATGCACACGGACCAGGAAGCCCTGGAGCAAGCAATCCAAGCCCGTAGCATCATTGCGGGGATGGAAACCGAGAACCGTGCATCCGGCTTCATTACCGACCCGCAACCGTCGAAAATCGACTACCGAAAGGCGTTCGATTCGTATGTACGGCGCGGCGAGAAGTACCTCGACCAAGCCACGCTGGCAGCACTGCAAGCGGGCGAACAACGCGGTACCAGCACCATCACCACGGAGACCACCGGGGCAATCTATGGCGGGTACGTCGTACCAACCGAACTTTCCCCGGAGTTCATCATGACGCTGAAACAGTACGGCGGCATGTACGAAGCCTCCCGCATTGTGCGCACCGCCGGAGGTGGCCTATGGAACCAGCCCTACGTGGATGACACCTCTACCGCTGCCCTGCTGACGGCGGAAGCATCCGCAACGACCACGCAGGATTTCAGTATCTCCCGCATCCAACTCAACGCCTACACGTATCGGAGCAAAATCGTGGTATCCCGCGAATGGCTCCAGGATGAAGCCGTGAACGCAGCCTCCGAAATCAACACGATGTTGGCAACCCGCTTGGGACGCGCCATCAACGCGCATTTCACGACGGGCGACGGTTCGAGCAAGCCGACGGGCATCCTGGCCGCTTCTGGCGGCGCACCGACGGGAAAGACCACGGCGAGCGCAACGGCTATCACGGCTACGGAAATCCTCGACCTGGTACACAGCGTAGACCCGGCATACCGCACAGGGCCAAACGTCGCTTTCATGATGAACGACAGCACCCTGGCAGCCGTGAAAAAACTGACACTCGGATCTTCCGATTCCACGCCGCTCTGGGTGCCTTCGATGCGCGATGGCGAACCTGCAACCATTTGGGGCTTCCCGTATGTGATCAACCAAAGCATGGAGAGTATTGCAACGGGTAAAAAGACCATCGCCTTTGGTGACTGGAATTACTACGTTATCCGCGAGGTCCTGAATCCCATCTTTGTGAGGACTGACGAACTTTTCCTCGACAATTTCAGCGTGGGCTTCTACGGCTTTAGCCGTTACGATGCCAAGCTGATCCCCGTTGGGGCAATCAAGTTGCTCGTACAGGCTTAGACGCCATGACGAAAATACGCCTGGTAAAAGGGCTTGCCGGGGATGGGTTCTACCTACCCCCCGGCACCCTTACAGAAGTAGAACCGCAAGAGGCTTCCCGGCTAATCACTGCCGGGATAGCCGAAGCGGTAGGATACGAAACCGCAACGGCAAAAAATAAAACTGAAAGACGTGGCGTACAAGATAACAACGGCGGCAACAAGCGAACCCATCACCAGGGCGGAGGCCAAAAACTGGCTTAAACTCGGAAGCGATACCACCGATGATACCTTAGTGGATACCCTTATCACCGCTGCGCGGGTATGGGTGGAAAACCATTGCGCCATATCGCTATTGCCACAAACCGTATTGGAGACATGGGACGTGTTACCTAAAGACGGTACACTCGTTCTTTCCGTTGCGCCGTTACGCTCTGTTAGCGCTGTTACGTACCTCGATACGGCAGGCGTTACGCAAACCATGCCCGTAACGGTGTACGACGTGGACAGCGTATCAATGCCTGCGCGTATCGTCAGGGCATACGGCCAAACATGGCCGGACACAGAGGAAAGCATTAACCGTGCCAGCGCTATCTATATCGTCGGCTACGACAATGCAAGCGCGGTGCCTGCTCCTATAAAAACAGCCATGTTGCTAACCATTGCCGACATGTACGACAATCGCACCGATTACGTAAAGAAGATGCCCACCGCTGCCGAGTACTTGCTCCAGGCCGCTGGGTATCGTCTATTCAGATTTGCATGAACAACCCGAACAAATACCGGAAGCAGGAACGCATAGGGCGTATGCGGGATAGTATAGATATACTGTATAAGACGGAAACGACCGACGCATACGGGGAACGGGTAGAAACATGGGCAACCCTTGCAACGGTTTTTGCAATGATGCAGCAAAGCGCAACAAGTAACGAAGCGATACAGGCAGGACAAGAAACGGCGCAACAAGAGACACGTTATACCATCCGTTACCGTAACGACGTGAACGAGACAAACCGCGTTGCGCATAACGGGCGCACATTCGATATTGAAAGCGTAACATACAGCAATGATATGCAATTTGTTACGCTGGGCTGCAGACAGATAAAACAAGCGTAATGGTAGGCAAAGCGGTATATGCAAAATTATCGGGTAACGCAGGCGTAACGGCTATTTGCTCCACGCGCATCTTTCCCGAAATAGCAACGCAGGAGGCTACCTACCCTTTTGTAACGTACACAGTAGATACTACCAGGCCAACGGACACAAAGGACGGCGTAAGCCCGCTGGACGTGGTTACGGTGAGTATTATGTCCTTCGCCAACACCAACGCACAGGCGCAAGATTTGGCCGAAGCAATACGCACAGCCCTGGACAGGCAAAGCGGCACAATGGGCGGGGTAAATGTGCAATCCATCCGTTTTGCGTCGCAGCAAAGCGCACAGATGGATTTTGATAAACATGTGTTCGTAGTTGAACAATCTTTTGATTTTCGGATAAAGCGCTGATATGTCATTCTACAGACAATTATCACAAAGCGGGGGCAATAGCAGCGTGTTTACGGTGGATACGACGCAGGTAAGCATCGCATTGCGCGAATATGCCAGAGAACTCTCTTTGCCTGAAACGCCCAGGCAAGTGCTTAGCGTGGGCGCCGATGTGGTTACAAAAAGCGTTCGCAAACTTTCATCGCCGAAATCAAGAAAGAAACACTACTACTACCGGAAAGGCAAAAAGGTAGAGATTAAACCGGGCAACTTGTTAAAATCA